GACTCACATGCGTGCTCAGGACTGGACGCTGTACTCCCATGGCGACAAGAACCACCTGTCAGCCTGGGCTCAGGCAGTCACCAGGCAGCTGGCCAATGACCCCGCCGCAGTCCATGCCATGAACGGCAAGGCTCCGGACTGGATCGCCAATTGGATGCGCAAGACCCCCGAGGGTAAGCAGTACTACCGTTCGCTGGGTCTCAGCAACATTACCCAGGAGGAACAGGCTGATCGTGTCTCCGCGATCACCGACCACCTACTTCCCAGTTACAACGCTGAGTATGCCAAGATCCGTGAGGCTGCGGCTGCTGGAAAGAACATGGATGACGCTACTGTCATCAAGCAGATGAAGGCGGCGATCGCTACGGGCGTTCGCCCGCCTGACGTCTCAGGTGCTCAGGTCGACTGGCACACGGGAGTGAATGGCTCGCTGGCTCTTGCCGACAAGGCCATGAGTGGTTACTACAAGATCATGAATGAACTGCCGGTCGAGACCCTGTCTCGTAACCCGCTGTTCTCTCAGATCTACCACAACCACATCATGGGAATGACCAAGACCGCCGAGGATCAGGGCATCACCCACTTCAGTGGGACTGAACTTCAGCGCATGGCCAAGTCCGCAAGGCAGATGGCCTTGCAGGATGTGAAGCGGTACACGTACAACATGGACTTCGAAACGAAGCTCACCCATGCTATGCGTACTGTCGCCCCGTTCTTCGGGCCGACCCAGGAGGCTTACCGCCGATGGGGTCGGATCATCGCTGACGATCCCAGCATTATTGCCCATGCTGCGACCATGTACACCGCTCCCTATCGGAGCGGTCATGCGGTCGATCAGAACGGCCAGCCGATCGTGGATGGTTACTCGACCGACCCGGCCACTGGCAAGAAGGTTCTCGTTCCCATGCAGGAACAGTACCTTCAGTTCCAGGCTCCGAAGTCGATAGCCAATGCCTTGGGCATTGGACAGTTCGGCGCTCCGGAGATCCAGATGCCACTGACTACGTTTCAGACCGTTCTTCGTGGCAACACCTGGTACGACCCTGGCTTCGGCCCTTGGGTTCAGGTGGCAGCGAACCACCTGGCCAAGACTGCTGATCCCCGAATCGGCGATGTCATGACCAGCCTGGGTATCCTGCCGTACGGAATCAGTCAGTCGGACATGTCCATCCTTCAGGGTGGACTGACCAAGTACATCAACAACCAACAAGTCAACGACACGAGCCAGCAGCAGATGATGCTGAACCTGGTCCAGGACTACAACTATCAGGTGACCAATGGCCTGATCAAGCAGATGCCGAGCTGGGCAGCAATCCAGAAGCAGGCCCAATCCTGGGCCAACCTTCAGGGGTGGATGAAGGGCACGAACTTCATGCCCTACAGCTCGAACTTCAAGGATCCCTACCAGGCATTCCGTGACGCATACAAGATCATGGAAGCCCAGGATCCGATGAATGCCGACCAGAACTTCTACAACAAGTTCGGTGCATCTGCCTACGCGTTCACTCAGAACCTGGTGAAGAATAACCAGTCGGGTGTGCCAGCAACCGCTCAGGCGGTGCTGGCCGATCAGAAGTATTCCGACTTCACCAGTCAGTTCCCACAGCTGGCAGCCATTGTCGCCGGTACTTACTCAGGCACTCAGGGATTCTCTGAGACTGCGTACAAGCAGCAGGAGTTCTCTGGCCAGCGAACCCAGATGACCGCGCAGGAAGCCTGGAATCAGGCTCAGGTCAACCTAGGATGGCAGCAGTACAGCGAGGTGATGAACGGATTGAAGGCTCAGCTGTTCCAGCGGGGTCTAACTTCGTTCACCCAGTCCGGGGCCAAGGATCTGAATGCCACGAAGAAGGCGTTCACTTCTCTGATGAGCAGTGTCTATCAGCCTGATGGAGTGACTGCCAACCCGTACTACAACCCGCAGTGGACGGCAGCCTACAACACCAACGATCCATCAAAGGATGACGCTCAGGCAGAGGCGCTTACGCGCCTCATCAATACCCCTGGCCTGATCCCCACGAATTCGAAGAACCCGGCACCGGGTGAGACGAACCGTATGGATCTACAGGGACTGGCTCAGTATCTGGTTCTCAGGCAGGCGACCAAGCAGATGCTTGCGCAGTCGACCAGTCAGAACATCAGCGCCAAGGCGAATGTCGGGATCAAGAACTGGTTCACTCAGCAGCTCTTCGCGCTCATGGAGAGCAACACCCAGTTCGAGGATCTGCATGACAGGTACCTCAGCAAGGACATGTTCGATCACTACGAGTCGACGGCTGATCAGACGTTGGCTCAGACCCAGGCGGACGGAGGAACGGTAAGTGGCCAGTAGCACCAACTCCGGAACCACGAACCTTCCCAACAGTTTCTTCAGTGGGGCTTCGTCTCCTGCGGGAAGTGACGCATCGAACTCGTTCTACAGTCCGCTGTCACCCGCCACTGTCGGTGGCGGGTCTGACATCTATGCAGCGTCTCAAGCCCAGGCTGCTGCTGGCAGCACTGGGCTGACTGCACCTTCCGACAGTTCGTTCGACACCCTTGCCGGAAGCAAGGTCATGATGCGGGCGTACAACGGAAGTCAGCTGTCCAGTCAGCTGATGGATGCCCAGCAGTACGCAAACCAGTGGTGGTCCTGGACCCAGGATGACGTCAACTCGTTTCGCTCCCAGCTGGGCCTAGTCAACAGTGCCTATCTGACTGCGGACAACCAGACGCTGTACAGCGCATGGCTCGGGTATGTCAGCTACGCCGCCAAGGCCACCGCCAATGGCAGCCCGACCAACCCCATGGATGTCATCCAGTCCGAGATCAGTCAGGGGCTAGGCCCCAAGGGGACGAAGGGTACGACCCAGACGAGGGACATCTCGTCGGTCACTCACACTTCAGCCCCGGATGCCAACGCACTGTTCAACGCCGCTGCCCAGTCCCTACTGGGCAGGCAGGCGACTGACCAGGAACTGGCTTCCTTCAGGAACAACCTGTACGGCCTGGAGCAGGCCAACCCGACCAACCAGACGATCCAGGAGACGATCTCTCCGTCTGGCTTCATCACGGACAAGAACGTTCTCAAGCAGTCTGGTGGCATCAGCTCCGCAGCTCAGCAGAACCTGGCACTCCAGCAGGCCAAGCAGAACCCCGAGTATGGGGCATACCAGGCAGCGACCACCTACATGGGGGCGCTGCAACAGCTCCTCTCGGGAGGTCAGGTCTAATGGCTTCAATCAGCGCCTCTGATCTCATCGGCTTCGGTGAGCAGTACATCGGCACGCCGTACCAGTGGGGTGGCACCAGCCTCACCAGTGGCGTTGATTGTTCCGGCCTAGTTCAGCAGATCTACGCGAACTTCGGAATCAGTCTTCCGAGGACGACCTACCAGCAGATCGGCGTCGGGACTGCGGTCGACTTCAGTCACTTGCAGCCTGGTGACATCCTGTTCTTCTCCGCTGGACAGGGTGGCTCCAGTCCTGATCATGAGGCACTGTATATCGGTGGCGGTCAGATGCTGGAAGCCCCGAAGCCTGGCGAGAATGTCAGGGTCACTTCGGTGACCCAGTCCTACTATGCCAGCAGGTTTGTCGGAGCCCGCCGTATAGCGGGCGTCGACCAGGGACAGGGTACTGGGAACTACAGCTTCACCAACGGTAACTCTGTGGCAGCCAACCTGGACCCCCAGACGCTAGCTGCCGAGTACGGATGGAACTATGCGTTCTTGAAGTCGAACCCGGACCTGGACAACATCTTTACTCAGGCTGTGGCTCAAACGTGGTCCACCTCGAAGTTTGCCGCAGCCATTAAGGACACGAACTGGTGGAAGGACAACAGCGCCACGGCTCGCCAGTTGCAGGTTCAGCAGTACACCGACCCTGCCACCTACAATGCCAGCGTTAATGCCACCACCACCGAGGTTCTCCAGATGGCTGGCCAGATGGGAGCGCCGATCAATTCGGCGACTGCCACCAGTATCGCCAAGGCTGCTCTCGCTGGTGGATACCAGCAGAACACAGGCATGCTGGATTCCATCATCGGTAAGTATGTGGATTTCTACAATAAGGGAACCGATACCCTGGGTGGCACGGCTGGAGCCTTCGCCACCCAGTTGAAGCAGTACGCCACCCAGCAGGGCGTCACCCTGGATGACCAGACCACGAAGAACCAGGCAGCCCTGATCGCTCAGGGCATGCTGACCCAGGATGACGCACAGGAGCAGGTGCGTCAGGCTGCCATGTCGAAGTATCCAGCCTACGCCCAGCAGATCCAGGGTGGTGCGACGATGACTGATATAGCCCAGCCGTACGCCCAGACCGCTTCCCAGCTGCTGGAGCAGCCGGTCAGCAACTTCACCTTGCAGAACCCACTGATCCACAATGCCCTCACCCAGCAGGATCAGAGTGGCGCGCCGACTGGCCAGACCCTGACCGACTTCGAGGCTGGCATTAAGAAGTCTCCGCAGTGGCTTCAGACCAACAATGCCCAGCAGTCCTTGATGTCTGTCGGGCGTAGCGTCCTACAGAACATGGGGCTGAGCCAATGACAACCCTTGCTCAGCTGATGGCCGGAATTAGGCAGGAAGAGTCTGGCGGCAACTACCAGGCCACCAACTCTATCGGTGCTCTCGGTGCCTATCAGGTGATGAGCTCCAACCTGGCCTCCTGGTCGATGCAGGTTCTCGGCTACTCGATCAGCGCCAGTACGTTCCTGTCCAGCCCGAGCCTTCAGGACCAGATCGTCACCGGGATTCTCGGCAAGTACTACAGCGAGTACGGCGCTGCTGGAGCAGCGGCCATGTGGTTCAGTGGCCAGCCGAATCCGAACAGCTCTGCCAGTGACGGCAGCACGACAGTCAGCAAGTATGTAGCCAATGTTCTCAACTATGCTGGCAACTCCTCTGGCACCGTAAGTGCCAGCGACGCCAGTGGAAATTCCAATGTCAGCGCCGCCGTTGATCCGCAGACGCTGGCCGAAGAGTACGGGTTCACCTCATCCTTTCTGAACGCCAACCCTGAACTGAAGAGCATCTTCAATCAGGCGGTGGGCGGACAATGGAGTGCGGACAAGTTCAAGGCCGCACTGATGAACACCAACTGGTGGAAATCCCACAGCTCCACCGAACGTGACTATCTCACACAGGCTGCTACTGACCCGGCCACGGCGAAGCAGACGTACAACCAGGCGATGACCCATGCAGCCCAGTTGATGGACGGCTTGGGTCTGACTCAGACCGCATACGGGAAGACGTACAACTCCACACTGTCGGCACTGGCCTACAACATCGCGGCCAAGGGGTGGACGGATGATCAGGCCAAGTACTACGCAGGTCAGTATCTGAAGCTGACCAACGGTCGCATGTATGGAGATGCTGAGACGCAGTACAGCAACGGTCTCCAGTATGCCTACAGCATGGGTGTGACCATGTCGAACGACTGGTACTCCCAGCAGGTCAGGAATATCGAGCGTGGGATCGGAACCTTCGCTGATCTCCAGCAGGGCATTCGCCAACAGGCGATTGCCCAGTTCCCCCAGTTCTCCCAGCAGATCAACGGGGGTCAAACTGTTCAGGATCTGGCCAGCCCGTACATCTCGGAGATGGGCAACATCCTCGAAGTCAACTCCCAGACCCTGTCCGCCTTCGACCCCACGATCAAGAAGGCGCTCACGTACAAGGATCCCACAACGGGAATCACGGGAGCCCAGCCCATCTGGCAGTTCGACAACTCTCTTCGTGAGAACGATCCCCGCTGGCTTCAGACTAACAACGCCCGTGACTCGATGATGACCGCAGCCCATGGGGTCTTGCAGTCGTTCGGCTTCAGTATATAAGGAGGATCAATGGCAGTCGCTAAGGGTACTCCTGTCTCGCCGACCCAGGGAACGACTCCGGCAGGTCCGCCAGCTCCAAGTCTGTACGGATCACCATCCACCACGCCTACTCAGGTTACGGGCACTCCGGCCATTGGGCCGGGTAGCCCGATCTCTGGTGCATCCGGAACGTCCAGCAATGGCGCACTTGCGGCGCTTACTGGAGATCAGCGCAATGCCTACTCGGCGCTGGTGGATGTCTTCAACTCGTACGGTCTCGGATCACTGGCACCGAATATCCTTCAGTACGTGCAGCAGGGATTCAACTCGGACACCATCACCTTGATGCTTCAGGGTACTGACGCATACAAGCAGAGGTTTGCCGGTAATCAGCAGCGTCTGGCAAACGGTATTGCTGTTCTCTCCCCGGCTGACTACATCAGTACGGAGAATGCCTACCGCGAGTCCATGAGGGCAGCTGGCCTTCCAGCCAGCTTCTACAACTCCACCTCGGACTTCGCGAACTACATCGGCAATGACGTCAGTCCCACCGAACTGAACTCCAGGATCCAGCTGGCATCGCAGGCGACGCTTACGGCGTCGCCGCAGTACACGGCTGCACTCCAGCAGATGGGGCTGAGTCAGGGTGACATGACTGCGTACTTCCTGAATCCGACGAAGGCTCTGCCACTTCTCCAGCAGCAGTCGCTTACTGCCCAGATCGGCAGTGAGGCAATCGTCCGGGGTCTGAACTTCGACCAGGGGTACGCCAGTCAGCTTGCTCAGGCTGGCTTCACCCAGAGCCAGGCGGCTCAGGGCTACGGTCAGATCGCTGGCGAGGTCGGCGCGCTTCAGAACGCGGCCACCTCGGTTGGACAGAACTACACCTTCGGTCAGGAAGAGCGAGCCATCTTCCAGCCTGGGGCATCTACTGGCACGGGCGGTCCTGACGACCTGCTCCGTGCTCGCCTGCAGGGTATCCAGCAGGCGCAGACCAGTGGCACCGTTGGTGGTGCCGCTGCTGGACTGGCCCGCCATGGAGGGGGACAGCTCAGCTAGAACAACTGCGGTGGCTCAAGGGCTACGGGGTTCGAATCCCCACACCGCACTCTCCATCGGACTTACCGGCATCCGACCTGGAGTATACCGACCGGTAGATGTAGCGGTGAAGCCTCTCCCCTGGGGTGGATCTGGACATCGAAAACAACCAATCCATACAGGGAGATTGCAAGATGACTGACCAGTGGGGATTCCCCTCTGACGACGCTAACAGCTTCGACCAGGGCAACGCCTCTGACAACAAGGGCCTTCGGTCGTGGGCAGAGAACGTCAACAAGCAGAACAAGGAACTTCAGGGCCAGCTCGCTCAGATGCAGGCTGAGCTTCGCAAGCAGCAGGCAGTCAACACGTTCGAAGATCTCGGACTGCCGCGCTCTGCCGCGTCGCTCTACACGGGCGAACTGAACAGTGAGGCCATCGGGACCTGGGCCAACCAGGTCCGTTCTGCTTTCGGGATGCAGCAGGGAAACGCTCCTGCTGATCAGTCCACTCCGGCCCCGCCTGCGCTTGATGCGCAGACGCAGGCCAATTTGCAGACCTTCACCCAGTCGGGTAATGGCGCTCCTCCGTCCACCAGCATGGACGACTGGATGCGCCAGCAGAACCAGGCTGGATCCATTCAGGACCTTATCGAGAATGCCAAGAACTGGCGATAAGGTCCAGTCTCCCTAGAAAGGGCTATCGTGGCTAACGCCTTTACCGGCACCGCTGCAATGGCGAACCTTGTTCAGACCACCTACGACCGGGCGCTTGAGTTCTCTCTGCGTGCCCAGCCGATGTTCCGCCAGGTGGCTGACAAGCGTCCCGTCCAGCAGGCTATGCCGGGTTCCTCGGTTGTCTTCGAGCTGTACCAGGACCTTACCCCGCAGACCGCTCCGCTGAACGAGCTGGTTGACCCGGACGCTGTCGCGGCCGGTAACCCGACCACCGTCTCTGTGACGCTCCAGGAGTACGGTAACGCGATCCTCGTCTCGAACAAGCTGGACCTGTTCAGCTTCTCGGACGTTACTGCTGGCCTGGTCAACCAGGTCGCGTGGAACCTGGTCGACTCGATCGACTCCATTGTCAAGGCTGTCCTTGACGCTGGCACCCAGACCATCCGCGTCAACTCTGGTGTTCCGACCTACAACACCGGCACCGTGAACGGTGTCCTGTCCACGGACATCTACAGCTCCAGTGTTACCCGCATGGCTGTCGCCAAGCTGCGCTCTCAGTTCGTTCACCCGAACAAGGGCACCCTGTATACCACGTACATCCACCCGGAGGTCTCTCTTGACCTGCGTGCGGAGTCGGGCAACAACGGCTGGCGTCTTCCGTTCACCTACAGCTCGGCTGACAACATCTGGGCTGGCGAGATCGGCGAGTACGAGGGGTCCTGCTTCATCGAGACCCCGCGTTGCACCAACGCTCTGAACACCGCCGGTACTCCGGTCCGCGTCTTCAACACCTACACCGTCGGCCAGCAGGCCCTCGCTGAGGCTGTTGCGGAGGAGTTCCACACGGTTCGTGGTCCGGTCGTTGACAAGCTGACCCGCTTCCAGCCGCTCGGCTGGTACGGCGTGGCCGGTTGGAGCCTGTACCGCACCCAGGCTCTGATCCTGTCCCAGACCACCAGCTCCATCCACAACCTGACCTGATCCTAGTAGGGGGCGGCTTTGAGGCCGCCCCCACTTAGAAAGGATTTCCCGCATGTCGGGTCTTGACAATACGTCGGAGACCGTCCGTACGGTCACGGCGAACACCACCCTGACCAACAACGACTACATCCTGTTGGTTACTACCTCTGGCTCTACGGCCTACACTATCACCGTTCCCGCTGGCTCTACTGTCCAGCCGGGTCGGACCTACGTGGTTCGGCGTGATGCTACCAGTTCCGGAACCGTCTCTCTCACCCCGGCCTCCGGGACGATCAATGGCACGTCCAGCCTGGCCCTGACCGCTAGCACAGCGTGTTCCGCTCAGATCGTCACCGATGGTACCAACTGGTTCTCGTACGGCGCATCGCTCTAATCGGGAAAGGGGTCTTCGATGGACGGATGCTTCATCTTCAACAACACGCTGTCGGTGTCGGAGACCCCTTTCGCGTGGAACGCCCTGATGGAACGCTTCCGGATGAACCGGGCGCTGACCATTCAGGAGACTGCGCACAACGTCTGGGAGACGATCCGGTACGGATCCTATACGGACGAAGCACTCTATTTCGGAACCAATGCCGGAGCGCCCACGGTCTATGGACCGAATGGGCTGCGCTACTACCGTGGTGGCTACACCTACATGGTGTCCATCCAGGACAGGACCGACTTGATTAACAGCGGGCTGGTTGATGCCAGCTACTTTACCCCATGCCCTGGAAGCTTTGGCTATGGTCCGTTTGGATCCGGCCCCTACGGTGGCGGCACCTTCGGGGGTGAGATGTGACTTTCACGGCCATCCCGGAGGGAACTGAGGAGTGGGATGTCCCGCTGAATGCGGGCATCCTTGACGTTCAGTCCCAGGCTCAGAATGCGGCAGCCATCGCCACTGCGGCTGAGAGCGCGGCCAATGCCGCGCAGACCACTGCGAATACCGCAGTCACCAATGCGGCCACCGCGCAGACGACCGCCAACACGGCTCTGACGAATGCGGCCACCGCACAGACGACTGCCAATAATGCCCAGACTACCGCCAATGCAGCCCTTCCGGCTGCTGGCGGCACCATCTCCGGCAACCTTACCGTAAGTGGCACCACCACTCTGACCGGTCTTGCCACCCTGAATGGTGGCGATATCATCAATGGCAACGAGACCATTAATGGTCAGCTGACCAATGTCAACACCAGTGCCGATCCCGGTGGCCAAGGTGCTGTTGGATTCTTCAAGTCGAACGCCACCACCACGCACGCACTGACCGCGTTTCAGAATGCTTCTGGTACCACGCAGGCCGCCATTAACGCAGTCTCAAACAATGCAAACTTCTCCGCAGTCGAGATTACTGGCACTGAAACCGGCCATGGCACGCTAAAGATTGCCCACCAGGGCTACGCCAACGGCTCTGACGCCAACGCTGCCGCCGTCTCCCTGGACCTTCAGACCACCGTGGGCGGTTCTACGGGAACCGCCGCACAGGGTCTGTTCATTACGTCCACCACGGATGCGAACCCTGGCGGCAATGCCATCAACGTCCGATACAACTCTTCGGACTGGTTCGTCGTCAAGGGCAATCCGGGGACCGGAAAGGGAACTGTCGGCATTGGTGTGGCCACTGGCCACTTGCCGACTGGCATGCTGGAGATCGTCCAGAAGGACACTACTACTCCTGGCTTCTTCATGCAGGCTCTGGCCTCTGGCACTGACATGATGCAGTTCCAGGACTCTGGTGGTACGCAGCGACTGAAGCTGACCAATGCTGGCAACATCGTTACCAATGCGATCAGCTTCTATCAGTCGGCCCTTCAGCTTGGCGCGACGTCTGCTGACGTCGGCGGCGCTGGCGGTGCTGTCATCTCCATGAAGAATGCCACCACTAACCCCACGTCGAACCCGACTGGTGGTGTGATCTTCTATTCCAGCACGGGCGGCGTTCCGAGCATCCGGGATGCGAACGGCAACACGTTCGACCTGACCACTCATACTGCCGCTGCATGCCCGTCCGACCAGAACCTGATTTCCTGGTCTGTCGATCCCGCTACTCCGGTCAGCTCCACCGTGGTTCCGACTGGCGCGCTTCAGCTGGTCAGGGTCCTTGTTCGCAAGGCGACTACTGTTACGAACATCATCGTTGACGTCGCCACGGCTGGTGTAACGCTCACTGCTAGCGAGAACTTCGTGGGTCTGTACAACTCCAGTGGGACGCTGCTCTCTGGCAGCGCCGACCAGACGACCAACTTCGGAACCGCCGGGACCTACACCATTCCGCTCACAACGCCTCAGGCCGTTGTGGCGGGTACGTACTACGTCGGCATTCTCACCAACGGTACGACCGGCCCGCAGATGGCGCGAGGCAATGGCCTGTCCGGTGGCGTCAGCTTTGCCAACGCTGGCCTGACCGCTAGCACCTACCGATATGCAACCAATGGCACTGGTCTCACCTCCCTTCCGGCCAGCGTCACCATGGGCAGCAATACTCAGGCCACTGTGCCGTTCGCTGTCTTGATCTCCTAGGAGGAAACGTGGCTGCCAAGCCGAACAGCAAGGCCCCACTCGGTCAGGGCGGGCGCTTCGCCGCAGTCGCCAAGGCTGCTGGTGGGGGCAAGAAGGGAGCGGCTATCGCCGCTGCCGCAGGGCGTGCCAAGTATGGCAACGCGAAGATGGCCAAGCTTTCCGCCAAGGGCAAGAGCGACGCCAAGAAGGGTAAGTGATGGCTACCGCTGACAAGCCGCTGCCTGGGCGTTCGCCCATGATGAACGCCCCGAACCAGATCAACAACGTCGCGCTTCAGCCGACCGACCCGCACTGTGGTTGCACTCCCGGCAACTGCTCCTGTGGCCCGGACTGCGGCTGCATGTGCTGCTATGGCAATGGACCTGGCGGCAAGGCCACCATCATCCAGTACAACGAGAAGGGCATCCTGGAGACCGGCCTCATGCACATCGTGGGGATGACCCAGACCGCCGACCTCGGCTCCGACCACGACTCCTACGCTCAGGGCATCTACAACCACGCCCCGACTCCGAACGGATTGGACGACTGATGTGTCGGACTGGCTGCCCCACTGGGGATCACCCCACCTGGGGGGCGTGTGCAAGGGCTGCGCGGCTTCAGGTCGCGCCAATTGCCAATGTTGCGGGCGCGAAGGCGTGGGATGTCGAGTTGGATGCGTACAGAAGTGCACGCCGTCAGGGCGTGCAGCCCAGCGGGACCACGCTGAAGCAGAGCCAGGATGCGATGGAGATCAGCCAGCGCACCGGTAAGGCATTCGACGCAGGTGACCCAATGGGGAGCATCGTATGAGCAACGGCGTGTACGGGGCGTGCCAGAACGTTGCCATTGCTGGGGCTACGGCCAATCAGGCCAATAGTCCCCTGATGGTTTCTGTTGCTGGCACGACGCCTGTTGTCTCTTCGCCCCTCAAGGCGCAGTCCATCGTGACCAATGCAGCTCCGGTCGCCAGCCCTACGGCTGGTACGACCGTAGCCCAGATCACCAGCGCGAACATTCCTGCTGGCTTCTACCGCTGTCAGGTTCTGGCAACCATTGCCGGTAATGCTTCCAGTGATAACGGCAATCTTCAGCTCATCGGCGGTGGCATGACTGCCCGCCTTGCCATTCCCACGAATGGCGGCAATGGTAACGCTGGTGACATCTACTACGACTTCACTGCTGGATCCACCAACGTGACCGCATCTGCAGTGGCTAACGCCACTGGCGGTACTACGTACGTGGCCTGCATCATCCTGACCCGACTGGCCTAGGAGTTCCCTTGTCCCTCAGCTTTGCGACACTGGTAAGCCGAGTCCAGCAACAGCTGACGGGCTTCACGAAGAACCAGGAACAGTTCACGTGGCTGTCGGCACCCTGCGGGGCGACCGACACCACGTTGTCGGTCGATCCCAGTACAGTTCAGAATATCTCTCGTGGCCTGGTGCAGGTCGACGACGAGCTTATTTTGATCGCCAACTACAGTACATCTGCATCAACTGCCACCGTTGCGGCTGGAACCAATGGCCGGGGTCAGCAGGGGACCACTGCTGCTTCGCACAGTATCAATGCCATTGTCACCGCTGGTCCTGACTTCCCTCGCTGGCGCATTAAGGAGTCCATCAACCAGACCATCATGGCTGTCTATCCAGCCCTGTGGGTCTTCGCCGAGTACGACTTCCCGAAGGTTGCAGCTCGCTACGAGTACGACATCCCTGCGGATGTCGAACAGGTCTACCGCGTGACGGCTGACACCATCGGCCCATCAAGGGTCTGGTTCCCCGCTCAGGAGTGGCGGTTCAATCCGCAGCCGTCCACAACCAGCGACAGTCCGAACGACTCCACCACCGGCAAGACGCTGTACATCGGCGACCAGGTCGTTCCTGGTCGCGCCATTCACGTGGTCTATCAGAAGTCCCCGAATGTTCTGGTCAACGACACTGACGACTACGCCACTGTCACCGGATTGCTTGAGCGTTCGGCTGACGTAATCCAGTACGGCTCAGTCGCTCGTATGCTTCAGGCATACGAGGCGGCTCGCCTTCAGCAGAAGGTTGTCGAGTCCGTCCAGCGTGCACCGCTGGTGCCTGCTGGCTCTGCAACCAACGCTGCCAACTACTTTTGGAATCTGTATGAGCGTCGCCTTCAGGAAGAGCAGGACTACCTGAGGACGCTGTTCCCCGAATACTCACACTTTGGTGGATGATCCAACAGCCCAATGGTTTCCCATTTTGATTCTGGAAACCGTAGTCTGGCCAATGCCATAGATGGATGCAATCTCTATCTGCGAAAAGCCATGGGCGATAAGATCGAGAACTTGCATAGCCAGAGCGGGATTGAGCTTCGAATTGGAATGGTCAGACCCCGAATGCCACTTGCCGCGCCCGGACTGATCTCGATCCCTGACATTGTCGGCCTGAGTTCCGTTCTTCAAATGCAGCGGATTGCAACAGATCCGATTGTTGCACATGTGGCGACAGACCTCAGGCCATTCATTTCGAGATGCGTAATAGGCGAGCCTGTGCGCTCGCCTAACATCTCCATTGCGGCGACATATCCCATATCCAGAAGAGTCGGTCATGCCGCCCCACTCCCAACAGCCGGTCGATTCGTTGAGTTCGCAGCGAGATGCGATGTATTCGATGTCGTTCATGGCTCCGATTCTATCAGTTAGAAGGAGTGATCCCAATCTCTCAGGCACGGTACTTCTCGTCAACGGCCCAGCCTACGCAGCTGACCTCGAACATCTCCTCTTCGACTACTTCGATCCCGGTAGCTGCCATTACCGGCTTCCCGTCGAACTACCCGTACACCATTGCGATCGACTACGGTGACAGCCTTGAGGAGCTGTGCGACGTCACCTCTGCCGCTGGCCTGAACTTCAATGTGACCAGGGCTGTGGACGGCACGAGTGCGGCTTCGCACTCGGCTGGGGCTGTCATTCGCCATGTCAGTTCGGCTCGCGACTTCAACCTGTTCTATATCCACATGGGCTCCACGTCTGGCGTCCATGGTGTCACTGGCAATGTGGTCGGTGACACCGACGTCCAGACGCTGAGCAATAAGACGTTCATTACGCCGACCCTGGCATCTGGGACGATCAGTGGGACGTGGAACTCCACGTCCACCATCTTCGATTCGACGTCCGCCAGCCTGGTTCCGTTTACCGTTCAGGGCTTCCCGGCCCAGAGTGCGAACATCTTCAACGTCTCACCGTCCAGTGGTAGCCCGCTGTTCTCTGTAGGCAGCGGTGCCACCAGCACCGCGACCGCAGTGGTTGATTCTCCGAGCGGCCAGACTGCTGACATCATCGACTTCCAGGTCAACGGATCTACGGTTGCCAGTATCTCTGCCCTTGGTGCACTGACGGCTAGCGGCATCACGGTCAGCAGTGGCATCGGTCAGAAGTTCCATGCGGTCAAGACTGGTCCCACGTCCCGCCTGAGCGGGACGGCTACAGCCGACCCTGATCTCACATTCTCTCTTCCGGCCGCTGGCCTGTACGAGTTCGAGGCGTCCCTTGGTGTGGGCAGTACGGGTGCCAATGGCATGACTGGCCAGTTCATTTGTTCCACTACCACCTCCGGCAGCTATGCCGTGACGATCGTCAACTCTTCAGGGCAGGGTGGCACTATCTTCCCTGGCGTCCTCACTGGCCTGGGCTCCCAGAACTTCACCACCTATGCCGCTTCTGGCACGATTCCGAACGGCTGCATGATCAAGGGTCAGCTGACCGTCTCCGGAGCTGGGACGTTCGCTCTCTACTGGTCCGGCACCAGCGGTTCTGTCACTACCACCTTGACGACTGGCACCTACATGTCCGTCACGCGCATAGCGTAGGAGTTATAAATGGGCTTCAATTCCATGATCAACCGCCTTCCGCAGAAGATCAGTGGAAGGGTTGCCAATGCCTACAGCGCGTACATTCCCCAGGACAACATCTATCAGTGGGCGCTCGGTGGGTACCCGCTGCTTTCGGCAGCGAGCACCGAGCGTCAAGATGTTGAACAGCCAGTCGAGCAGCGCAAGCAGCAGTTCGACAACTACAAGGATCCCGGCGAGTACTCACTGAGTATGTGGTGGCTGCGATCCCAGTCGGAGTTCAACGGTGGGGCTGGCATTGTCTACCAGGACCCTGACACGCAGAACACTTACCTGCTCGCCAAGAATACCAGGTTCGACACCAGCCTTGGCGTCGACCCGTTCACTGACTACAGCCACATCCAGCTCCTGCCCCAAATCGAACAGTCGACTGTTTATCCGCTGACCCTGGATGCTGGGTCTCACGCGTTCTACACCTACCTTCAGTCGTTTGTCAGCGTCACTGGTGCCGACGCCGCCTTTGCGGCGCGCGGCCACACGGTCTACAACCTGACCATTACTAGCTCTGATGTTACTGTCACGAACAGTACTGTTCTGACGAATGACGCCAGTCAGTATGGGATCACCGGCGGTGTCGGCTACACCGGATCCGGGGTTCAGGGTGGTAACACTGCCTACGTCTACCACGACCAGAGCACGTTCGGTGGTGCCAACTCCGGCATTTGGAAGGTGACCGAGACTGGCACTGCCACTCGGATCTATGTGGATGACGGTACGCACAACCAGAAGACCATAGCCGTCTGCAAGACTGACCTGCTGCTCGGCAGTGGGAACCTGCTCTATCAGCTGAGCCCGGCAGCTGCCGCCAATACGGCGCTGCCTGCCTTCGCAGCAGCCATTCCGACCGGCCAGTACATCACCACGATGACCAGTGGTCCTGATGCTGTGTACGTGGGTGCCAACGATGGAGCCATGGGCTATATCTACAAGACGATCTACTCATCCACCGCACCCGGCACGATCATCGGACTGGAGCAGGTTGCCGTTCTGCCCGAAGGCGAGCAGGTCAACACCATCGCCTTCTATGTCGGCACCTACCTGATCCTCGCCACCGACCAGGGAGGTCGGGTGGCGACGGTTACTGATGCTGGCGTGCAGTACGGTCCCCTCATCTTCACCTTCCCGAAGGTTGTCGGTCAGACCAATGGATGTCGTGGCATTGCCTTCTTCGGATCACTGGCCAAGATGGGCGTCTATTCCAGCCAGCCTCAGCACGATGGTGCCTGGGGCACCATGTGCATCGACCTTGGTACGCTCAACAGTGACTCGGTCACAGGCTTCAGCACCAATGCGTACTGCCGCTGGGTGTACGACGCGACCATGAACGCACCTATCAGTGACATGACGACTACCCAGTCTGGTCGATTGGTGGTTGCGGCCATTCCGCAGAGCGTCAACAACAGCTCCATCTGGGTACAGCACGCTACGAACTTCACACCAACCGGCTATCTCCAGACTGCCCGGTGTCGGTTCAATACCATCGAGCCGAAGCTGTTCAAGTTCTTCTCGATCCGCTGCACCTATCCACTGTCGGGTGATCTGGCTGTGTCTGTACTGGACACGGGTGGCGGTGAAACCAGCTACATCACGTACAACTCGGTGAATACCCCTGGCACTCAGGATATCGCCACGCCCACACCATCTGGGCCGCAGGACTGGATCAAGCTGAAGTTCTACTTCACTCGCGATACCAATCCCGCACTGACTCCCAACATGACTGGTTGGCAGATCAAGGCCATCCCTGGTATCACCAGGCAGCGCACTATTTCGAAGTGGTTCAACTGCTTCAACAACCAGCAGGACATGGAAGGTGCGCGTGTCGGCAGTGACATGTACGCTCTGGAAACACTTAACGCCGTGCGCCTCATGGCGCAACGGCAAGATGTGGTGATCCTTCAGGATCTGGTCAATCAAGTCAACGAGCTAGTCATTATCGACAACTACCAGTTCGTCATGACCACCTCCCCCGGACCTAACGCAGAGAACTACGGCGGATTCCTGCGAGTGGACATGCGCACAGTTGCGGATGTCGTGCCACCCTTGCCCCCGACTACCGGGATACCAGTCGACTAAGGGGAGAGCATTGGATCTGGGGAATCTCATCGCACTGATGATGTCCATAGCTGTGGGCATCGCCACTGTCATCGGCACCTTCTTGGGAGTTAGATCCAATAAGGTGCAGAACAGTGCGTCAGTCAATCAGCTACTGGAGAGCAGGAACCATATGCTTCAGCAGGACATCGCAGTCAAGGACGCCTTGATCGAGGAACTGAGGAAGCAGGTGGAGATGCTCACCAATCTGGTGACACAGAAGGCCGACGTGGAATCAGTGCGCAAGATCGTGGATGAGATCAAGACCCTCGTTGAGGGGATAGCGAGTGCCAACAGTGGGCAAGCCTGAGTGGTTTGATCGTGATATCATTCAAGACCCGGTTCGCGAGGTAGACATCGAGGCACTCAAGCGAGTGCAGCGAGTCTTGCACTGCGAACCGACGGGGACCATGGATGACATCACGAGGATGCACATTCGTGGAATGCAGAAGATGTTCCGACTGCGCGTTCATGGCGCAGTCGACCAAGCTACAGCCGAAGTGATCGACAAGCTTCGCCCTGGGGGCAGCTTTGGAGAGGATACCGAGTGACCAAGAAGCAGCTGTTGCAGGTTGCCCATACCTGTGTCGCGACCCTGATCGGCCTGGCTCCGTTTGTTCCCGAACTCGTGGGCAAGCTGGGCGTATCTACGACTGCCGGTGTCGGCGCGGGAGCAATCGCGATTGCGGGGGCAATCACGAAGCTCGTTCAGGTTCCGACCGTTAGCGCATACCTCAAGAAGACCTTCAACGTCTAGCCACAAAGATGCCCCACCAGGACACTACTCCAGTCCTGGTGGGGCTTTCTTGCGTTTACTGCTCGCCCGGAATGACCGGACTCATAGTCTCTTCCGGCTCATCGAACTGGGAAGGCTGCCAACCGAACGTGTCCTGAAGCTCAGCCCAGGAGATGGTCATTCCAGGCTGCCACTGGACATCCTCAGTCTCGCTGAGGGGCTCGGTGGCAGGGCTGAAGATGGGAAGCTGTCCCTCGATCTCACTCATAGCCAAGCTTCTTCCTCTCCTTGATGGTCTTCAGGATGACGTCAACGATGATGTCGGCGTTCGGCTCATGGCAACGATCGCCACCAGGACTGAAGTCACGAAGCCACACCAGCAGCTTCGGATTGTCCGTAATCTTGATGACTGCCTCTGCGCCCATACGCGCAGTCATCCTGTCCTTCCACTTCATCTCACTCCTTGTCGAGCGTCTTGACCGTCCGGGTCTTGATCCAGATGACATCGTTCTTCGGGATCAAACGATACTCGGTCTTCAGCTCATCTGTGGGGACCATCACAAATTCTCCACCATGCCGCGACAGCAACTGCTGCGCGGCTACCTGGCGATACTCCAGGTAGCTCATGTCACCGACCTTGTCGGTTGGCACCTTGGACTCAAGCGGGAACCGCTCGGTGTAGACGTGCCTGCTCCAATTGGCACCACCATCAGCAACCTGGATCTCATACTGGATCTCAAGCTCAACTTCCCAGGCCATACTCTCTCCTATTCGACTCGACGCGTGTCGAGGTAGTAGTAATCGTTCTCCAGGCCACGATTGCCAACGGAGAACTGTGCTCCGCTCTCGTGCATCCTGCCGCCAAGCTCCTTGCAGCGACGGTCAAGGAAGTCCCTGGCCTTGTCCTCATCGAAGGTGATGAACAGTAGTTCACTCAGCTCGAAGCCGGGCGATCCCATGGGGACGAAGTTGTTCCATACCAGGTGGACGTCTGTCATTCCGGCCTGATCTTCTCCTTCAGGAAGTCCCCGCCGAACTTGACGAAGCACGAGTTCACGTCCTCGCCATTCGGCATTGGGATGTTAACCGCTCGATCATACTCCGTCATGACCTTCTTCGCAAACTCCTGACCTGGGTCGTCTCCGTCGGAGAAGACGTACACACGACTGAAGTCCTGGAGAATACTGGACCAGTGGGGCTGCCAGTTCTTGGCACCCGGCACTCCAAGTGCCGGGATGTCCAGCTGCTGCAAGGTCAGGCAGTCCATCTCACCTTCGGTCAGGGCGATGAAATTGGTGGCGCTGTCGTAGGACAGCGCACCGAAGAGACGTGACTTGGTGCCACTGGGCTTCAGGTACTTCTGATGTCCGGTAATGCCCTTGCAGTCATGGTCCTTGATGCAGCGGAACGTCATGGCAACCACGCCTACCGGCGTGAGGTAGGGAATGGCCAGCCTGCCAATGTAGGACTCATGTCCAGTCATCGGTTCGGCGACGACTCCCAGGCCGTTTTGCCTTGCGAACTCCAGATCGATCCCCCGACCGGCGAGCCATGCGGCTGCTCGATCCACGTGCTCCGCGTAGGACAGCGTCGCCTGATCCAGAAATTTCCGCTGCTCTTTGGAGAGCATCACCATAGGTCAGTCCTTCATGTTGCATGAGAACGTGCTCAGCACGCCCCTGGATCCCACAAGCGTGACACTTGTACAGCTCATCACGAGTGGAGACCGAAGCAGACGCAGAGCTGTCGGCATGGAACGGACACTTGCACGGCCGCCATCCATAGCCACTCGGTACCTCAACTCCATACTGAGCCAGAATTGGGGCGATGGGAAAGAGGGGCTCATCGGAGCCCCTATCCCTGTCAATCGCCCACCTCGACGACGAAGGAGATACCGAAGTCAGTGCGCTCACGCGCACGGTCCATGATGAAGCCCTCAAACTTCTCCATGGTGTTGTCCTTCTGGCACTTCTTCAGCTTCTCTGCCTCATACGGAGTCAGGTCCATCTCGGTCGGGAGAGGGTCCTCCCAGAAGATTCGAATCCTCACTTGATCTCCCTCACGTAAAGTCCATGGCCCTCTGCCAGTTGCATCGTATTGCGAGTCCCCCTGGACTCGCCAAGCGGGAAGGCCAGAACAATATCCGCTCCAAGCTGGACCATCTCACGATTGCGGATGGGTCCAGCCGCCTTGCCGTGCTCATCCCACTCGGCCTCGTGGATCTCACTGGTCACCTCGGGTGCGTGATATCCAGCCCACTGCTCCGCGAAGTCGTCCGCCCCGGTGGGGCAGCCGCCATGAACGACCGTCATGGTGTAAGCCTCGTAGTCCTGGTAGACATTCCAGAGGGCAGACCACACCTTGTCCTGATCCCACCAATCTCTGGAGCCAGTGACAAGCACACGAACATGGGTCACTTGGTCATCTCCTTCAGCGCCGCCTCAGCGGCGTCGGTGATTTCGTAGTAGGTCTCAGCCATCCTGAGCACGGCCACGAATGTGTCACCGTCCATGGTTACGTACCACTGGCCAGGCGAACCCTTGCGAACTCGCTTGTGCCAGACGACGTTAAGCCAGCTCTTACGCTGCTTACCTTCCCGGTTGGCTTCGTCAACCCACTCGGCAAGCGTCATCCTCGCATGATTCTTCACCTCCACCGTTGCCCAGGGAAAGACGTCGATGTCACCTTCATCGTTCTTACCCATGAGCGGCAGACGCTTACTGTTCGGCCACCACTTGCTTAGGAAGGTGACGATGGCGGTCTCTGCAGCAGTACCCTTCTGCTTTTCCTTGCTCACTTCCACCCCTTGTCGGCGGGGCAGTTGACACCGACCAGTTCATCGCCGACCGGGATCACTGCCGTGTCGCAGTCAAGACAGCGACGGTGAGGCCGTGCGCAGAAGCGGCACGGCTGCTCATCCGTCCACACGGACGTCTCGCGATGGTCACAGTTCTTCTTCGGTCCGGTCCACATCACCACTCCACCTCCGTACCAGCCGTTAGGTCGTCGTAAGAGTAGATCGACATGTGGTACTGATCTCCGTCATCAGAGAGACCGACCTGCCAGCCATCAGCCATAGCCTTCTCGATCACCTGCTCGATCTCGTTGGCCCACACCGCCGCGCTCTTCTCATGCTTGCTCATGCGATGATTCCAATCCGTCCGTCCGGCCACTTACCCTTGCTCGGTCCCTTGTGACTCACGCCATAGGTGGTCGTCTCACACCTGCGGCAGAACCAGGCATTGTTCACCTTGCCACCGAACACTGACGGACCGCCGCGAAGACTCCAGTGGCGTTCAGTCTTGGGCTCGATGTTCGTTCCCTTGCAGTCGTCACACCGCATCGTACGGTTGTACTCGTCGTACATGATCCGGTTCTGCTCGGCATTGTTCCAGACGTTCGGATCAGTGCTGATGCTCCGGTTGTTCATGACGAAGCCGTCTTCGTTCACATAGTGCCACGTCTCCCACGCGGGGCCGTGGTCCTCGGGATCCTCGGACTTCTTCCACTCAAACGGCATCTCTACTCCTAGGGCGTTGCGATAGTCCAGCCAATGTACTCGCATGGCCTGTCCATGCCATCGCCCCACTTGGCAGCGATGGCCTCCTTGAACATCCAGATCCGCTCAAACAGCTTGGTCGGTGCCTGAGCCAGGATGTTCGCTCCCTGAATCCTGCGGTACATGCTTTGCAAAAAGTCCACGTGCTCCATCGCCTGGGCTAGCGTCCACCCCTCCGGAAGGTAGTCCAGGTTCATTCGGTTGAGATGCATCTTCATCCTCGATAACGCGAGAGCACCAGGGCTCAGCTTGCAAGGGGAAGGACGTCCGACCCGTAAGGTCGGACGGTCCGAAGCGGTTCTTGACGACAGCCACGTCAATGGCATCGGGTCGTCCGTTGAGTGTCAGGATCAGAACAGGCAGCTGGTTGGCCTTGCCCATGATGGCGTGCCGTGGTGGACACGGCTCGCCCTTGACTGCCTCACTGGTGTGGTGAACCACGGTCAGTGCGGTGTTCCACTTCCGGGACAGGTAGTGGAGTTCGTTCATCAAGCCCCAGTAGTTCTGCTCGCCGACTCCGTCGTAGTCCACGTTCATCATGATGTCGATGACCGTGTGCTCTGGGTAGTCACCCCGGATCTCGGCGAAGGCGTCCATCTCCCGCTCAATGTGCTCCATGGTGGGAGCGGGATGGAACGACCACTTGACATGGTCGAAGGACTGGAGCTGGGCAGTAGCGTACTCGACGTGAGTCTTGGTCCACTGCTCAGTCTCCGACATGGGGACGCCTGCCTTCATGGCCAGCACGCGCGTGGCCATGGTGTAGTCGTCGCTGTCGTTGCTGAAGTACAGGGTTGGAACCTGGATGCGGTCCACGATGTTGAGCGTCAGCATGGTCTTCATGGAACCAGGGGGCCCGGCAATCATGGAGATTGCCGACTTCCTAAAGAACGCACGCCGCTCATCGAATGCACGGAAGGGAGCGGGAAGGGGCTCTCCAGAAGAGAGCCCCCGACCCACGCTCCTGTGGAGTGTGCGGATGTTTACTCCTTAGACGACATAAGCCGACAGCTCATTGAACTCGCCATCGACAAACCAGAAGACCACGTCGTCATCCGCCACGAAAAGAGACTCGGACCGATCGGAGGGATCGTGTCGATCGTCATGGTAGACGTAGCGAACGCCAATCTTGTCGAACGTCTGCTTGAGCAGCTCGATGTCACTCATTAGTCCTCCGTGGGCGGCTGGTACTTGAAGACGATCACCTTGCGCGGAACCGGACCCTTGCCCGGCTCCTCCTTCTCGAAGAGGGCCGCGAGAACACCACCCTGCTCGAAGCAGTTCTTGAACTGGTGGTTCGGGTTCTCCTTCACGGCTGCCTTGTAGGCATCCTGTGCCGCCTTCAGCTGGCGGTCGGACAGGAAGTGGCGATAGGCCACACCGTCGGCGTCAACACCCGTCACGACCGCTCCCATGAGCGGGCGAGCCAGCGCTTGAAGGTGGGTCGGGATGTCCTTGAGGGCCTGCGGACGACCGCCCTCGGGAGACCAGTACAGGTGATCACCCGGCTTGCCGTCAACGAAGTTCTTGACGTGATACTCGCCAGAGTCCTCGGTCAGGGTGACCTGGAAGACGTCGCCGACCGTCTTGAACTTGAAGTTCGGCAGCTTCTCCTGGGTTCCAAACAGTGCCATTTTACGCAACCTCTCTCAGCCGAACAGAGACTTGGTGGTGGTCTTGGGAGTCGGAGGAACCGCAGGGGCGGGCGGCTTCGCCCGCTCCCAGGGCTTCTTTGTCGCGTCAGTCGGTGCTGACTCCTCAATCACCTTACCACCGAGGTCGGCCTTGATGGCCTCCTCGGCGTTGAACATGGGTGGTGCGGTACTGACCACGATCTCAGGCTTGCGACCGTTGGCGGCCTCATACATGTCCGCATGATCTCCGGCCAGCGTTTCAGCGTGCTGCTTCGCGAACATCGACAGCCCGACCAGCTCATCCTCAGAGTCAGCGTTGATCTTGATGTTGATGTAGGCGTACTGCTGCTTGGTCGGGATGCGGAACTCAACCTCGAACTTACTCACTTCGCCCCCACGTGGATGCCACAGTTCGGGAAGCAGGGCGGCAGGCCAGGACCAATCGGGTAGATCGACTGGACGTGGATCGGGTGGCCGTGGATGGCCGGACCGATCGGACGAACATGAGTGGGCGGGCTGTGGAAAATGCCAAGCCCGAACAGGATGGCAATTATGATCTTCACTTCTTCTCCTCTATCCATACAATATGCTTCACCATGACAATCGCTCCATCAAGGTCAATGAAGACAAGGTTCCTGTCATCGAGAAGAGCTTTCTTGATCTTGCCGACTACCACCGAACCCAGAGGGCAGCTTATTTTTTCATCATTTGACATGTGAAAGATCGTACTGGCCATCAGAACACCGGCTTCTTCATTGAATAGTATGGGTCCCACTTCTTTGCATGTACCGTGTCGCCGGATCGTGCCAGACACGCATCCTGCATCGGGCACCACTTGCAGGTGAACTGCACATCGGCAGGGTACTCGTCCCGCTTCTCCGCGTCCACCATCTCCTTGTAGATCTTTCCGTACCGCTCCCCGACCTGTTCGTCGGTGAGCTGGGGGGTGTGCCAGTGGAACTTGCCGTCACGCGCCATGAAGTAGGCAACGTCCTTGACGTCAGTCCCTTCAGCACGCCGCCAGAGGGCGGCGTACGTCTCCAGCTGGAACCAGTCCTTAGGCTTGGTCTTGCCGGTCTTGATGTCGATGATCCGAACGTTCTGGAAGTTATCGTCATACTGAACCCGATCGGCGAATGCCTTGATGGGGACTGGGCACCCTGGAAGATTTCCAGTTAGATCGTACTCAACCATTTCTCCTGCTGGCCTGACCGTGTCTCGCCAGTTCTTCACGCAGCGAGGACCGATCTCAAGCCAGTCGTCGCAGCTCTCCGGAGCTTGGGGTGAGCCACCGGAGAGCCACAACTTAGTGTCCCAGTAGATGCCTTCGTCTGCTTCCATCAGACGTGCAACTTCTGGATAGAAGTACGACTCAAAGGTGACGCCATTCTCGACCCTTCCAAGGTCGAGTTCCTCGGTCATCTTATGAACCGCACTTCCGCCCGCAAAGTATACAGCTGGCCTTGCGGGAGCCTTTGCAACCTTCTCCAACATCCACTTGTGCTTACAGCGTTCCCAAGTGGTGAGCGTCGAATACGACAAGTGCTCTGGGGTCATCCCTCAATTGTAGCAGGTCACTGACCCTTTTCGGAACGGCAGGCTGCGCATCGGCGCACCCTGTAGTCCTTACCATTCCTCTTGATCGTCTGGTATCGGGTGTTCTCTTCGTTGTACTCATGACCACGAGGGCAATGGGTCTTCTCCCGATTGAAGCTGTAGCCCTCCTCTCTGACTTCATCGCTGCTCTCGCGGCGACGCCTGGTGACATTGTCGCACTCACGCTTGCGGTCAATCTGGCACCGGCGGCAGCTGTCACGCGGAGAGAGGGCCCCTGGGGCCGTAATGTCGTGCCCGTTGGAGCAGAACCCAGCCCGCTTCTGTTCGGCCGTTACGCGGTGCATTCCGCGCCCCTCGGGGGGTGCGGCACTAACCAGTGGACGAAAGGCTGTCGGCAGGCACCCACCACGAGTGGTCCACTTGCGGTCTTCGGCGTCAGAGGCGAGCAAGCAGGCGGTCTGAACTGGGCAATAGCGGCAGATCTCCTGACCTGCTAGCAATAGGGCAGCATCATCTGAACTGTGGTATCCAGACCGATTCTTCTGGTCGGAAAGCTCCCACTGAACAGGGTTCTTTCCCCGGCAGGCTGCTTCATGCAGCCATTCATCTGAGTCAGTCCTGATCTCTGAAGCAAAGCCAACCATGTCATCTCCTCTGACTACACAGTTGTAGCAGTGTCACTGCTACACAAGGAGTAGTCCTATTGTCATCATGTATTGAACAAGTTAGTTACTGGTAATGAAGATCCCCTTCAGGGGGATCTTCTAATCCGGGGAGAAGATGAACTACATCCGGAGGAATGGGTACCCATGGACAGGAGCCTTAGCGACTGACCAATGGGAACAGGTTCATCCATGGATCAGGCCACCCCTTAGGGTGGCCATCCGTGATCCGACAGGGTCAGACCTATCCTTAAGCAGTTGTTCACCCATCCCCTGCTCCGCTAGGGCTGCGCAGGGATCGTCCTGGTGGATCACTGTTTGGACCAGGTTGAACAACAACCTAAAAGAAGGATGCCCGCTTCAAACCTGCCTTAAACCTGTGATCTGCGTCACATCTCGCAGGCACACAGTTCCTCCTTATCTGATATCAGTATGTTACAATCAAGCCATGACTAAAAAGGTGATGATCGTTCCCGATCTTCAGGTCCCCTACCACTCAGTCAGCTTCGTAAAGAAGCTGATCCAGGTGGCCAAGGACTGGCAGCCTGACACCATCTGTTTCATCGGGGATGTCTTGGATTTTCCGGAGGTGAGCAGGTGGACCAAGAGTGGTCGTGGTGAGTTCGAGCCGACGCTTCAGGCGTCGCTCGACAAGGGCATCACCATCCTTGGACAGTTCCGATTGGCCGCCCCGAAGGCGGACATTCGGTACAAGATGGGAAACCATGACGAGCGACTGGAGAAGTACATCAATGACTACGCCCCCGCCCTGCGAAGCCTGCGGACATCCGATATCGGATACCAGCTCGGACTGGACCAGCTTGAGATCAAAATCGAGCGAGACCCGTTCCTTCTGACACCGGACGTGTTGGCTGTCCATGGACATGAGCGAGCGTACAGCTCAGTTCTGGGCCGCTATGAGGGGGAGCGCATCAAGCAGTATGGTCTCTCTGTCGTTTCCGGCCACACGCACACCCCAGTCCTGATCACCACCGCTACAGGCTTCGGCCTCAAGCAGAAACACCGCTTCGGGATGAACGTGGGCCACGGTATGGATCCCAAGAAGTGCGGATACACCAAGGACGGATACCTGAACTGGTGCCAGGGGTTCGGTGTGATTGAAGTGGTCAACGGTGTCTCGTATCCCACCCTTGTCACTGCCCCGGCCGGTCACTTCATGTTCATGGGAGAGAAGTACTGATGACTGACGACCTGTTCGCGTTCTACAACGAGCACATCACCAGTGCAGCCCGCGCCATTGGGCGCGGGTACTACAACTACACCTCGGTTCCTGACATTGAGCAGGAGCTCTGGATGGGGCTGTACAAGCAGCCCGCACTGTTCCGCAAGTACAAGGACCAGTGGCCCGAGTCTCGTGGCTTCCTGGTGTCATTGCTCAAGCGGAAGGCCTACACATACTGCAACCGAGAGCGTGACATCGCCCTCGGGATCACTCCAGAGAAGCGTGAGTCGTCCTACTCGGTGGCTGTGGTGCGTGAGCTGCTGCCTGACGTGTTCGACTACCAAGACTGGCAGTCGTTCGCTCAGAAGACGGACAGCCAGGCCAAGGCCAAGCGTCTTGAGGCCACGTCTGACCGCCTCGCCATGCTCATCGACGTCAAGACTGCCGTCGACAAGCTTGACTCTCGCAACTACAGCATCGTCATTGCGGTGTTCAAGCACCAGTACGACGATGCTCAGCTTGCCGAGATGCTGGAGATTTCGACTGGATCGGTGAAGACCACCATCAATCGGGCACTCAATGCTCTCGTCAAGATCCTGTCACCCGATGTGGCCGCAGCCGATCGGGAGTATGTGGGCACTCGCAAGGTGAAGTCCAACGCTGCCTCGCGGGCAGAGGTCTCCAACGCCTACGAAGGTGCATGATGGGGTTCTCCGAGCGGTTCACCGAAGAGGAGCGCCAGGAGTTGGCCGCAGCCAACGCCGTACGCGCTCGCATCAAGGCTCAGCGCCGCAACAGGCAGGCTGTTGCCGATGAAGCCGCCAGGGTCCGTGAGGCGCAGCACAAGGCCCTTGAGGAGGCCAAGGCTGCCGCCAGGCGGGCCGCCAAGAAGGACTTCGATGACCGTCTGCGACGCGTCCTCTTGGGGCTCTCTCGGGATCTGTACGAAAATGATCTTGGACTCGTTGGAATGTTCCCCAAGGACTCCAGCCATCGCGTAGAAGTCTTCACGATTTCCGACCGCAAGGGAGCGGCCGGAGCTGAGTACAACCCATATCCCCAGCATGACACCCTGGTGTACTGGGTGCACGGCAAGGGCTTCGAGTGGGAGTAAGAGGAACTGGTGGATCGGCACAGCCTTCAAGGCTGTGCCTCACCATCAATCACTCTTGCGAGGATTGCGACATTGAGCGCCGTAGATGTGTGAACGCTTTACGTGGTCGATCACGCAGAAGCCATCCTCATCCAGGTTGCCATCCCAGACGCATGGCGACAGGTCTGTCTCATGGTTGGCACAACGAGCCATTCCGTAATCGAAATGACTAGCCTTTACCTCACACCAGTCGCGCCCATCTAGATGGGCGCACATCTCAACTATGGTCCCGTGCATCAATCACTCTTATTGAGAGCCATGTAGATCATGAAGCAGCTGGCCTCAAGGATGAGACCATAGAGGAACATCAGGTTGTCGTGGCTGAGAATGCCGATGACCATCGTCAGGATATTGACGGCCATGCTCGCCAGCATGAGCAGCTTGGCAGTGTGGTTACTCACTTGGCCTTCTTGTAGTTGCGAAAATTGCCATCCCGATAGGCGACCTCGTTCAACAGGGCAACAATGACGTCACCATGACCGCGTGTCACATCTACCTGGGCGTACATCTTGCCATGACGACGGAACACGCAGGTGACCCTGTAGTGGTGCCCGCTGTAGTGGACCCACTCGTCGCCCTCCTCGAAGAAGGGCTCAGCCTTGGTGTACCTCAGAGAGGGTCCATCGGGGGTTTCCATGGCCTCACCGATGGTGTCATATGCGGCATTCCAGGAGATGAGGAAATTCTTCTCACCGACTGCCGTCACGGTGTATTCGATCTTTGTATCCTTGCCAACGTACTTGTCGCCAACCTTGGGCCCCTCAGGGGCCTGCACTTCCTCCACCAGGTCGTAGTATGTGTCAATGACGCAATCATTGAGTTCAGCGGTGTCGCCATCACGGTATCGAGCCCTGAAGATGCCATTCGAGTTCGGATCGGCGAGAACTTCAAATCCCCAATCCGACCTCTCCCTGTCCTGGTACTTCTGGCCCTTCTTGATGCTAGTCATTACCAGCCATCCTTCGGATCAGAACTGAAGCCCTAAGGGATTCGTTCAAGATCGGCCCCCAGGTGTCCGTTATGAGCTTGCCAAATGGAGTCATCTTAGGCTGCTTAGCCAGGTTGACTCTGCCAGTGTTCTCATAATGGCCTTCGCAGTGCTCACAGTCGCACCAGGTCGTCTCGTAGACATAAAGGCCCATTACCAGCCTCCCTTCTCTCTCCAGTGCTCAACGTTCTCGTCGTAGTTCACCCAAGTCCACTGGTCAAGCTCATCCTTGAGCCAGCCGTGATGCAGTGAGCAGCACGGCGTAGTCGGTTCAGGCTTCACCTTGTTCCAGGCTACTCGGGCGGATCCAATGGCTGGAGGCAGGATGGGCACAGCTCGCCATCGTCCATTTCCCCGGTGAGTGAGTGGATCATTTGAAAAGCGCTCACCAATGCCAGCAGCCTGACGTTCAGTGTTGAATGGTCCACTGGCAAAGAGGTGATAGTCGGGGCAGTCTGGCCATTTGAGGTTGGCGACCACGACGAATCGCTTTGCATTCTCTCTCACCTCGTTCAGCGCTTCAATGAGCGCGTCAGCAGCCTCATCCTCGGAGTAGTCATCCCACTCCGGAGACTGCATCACTTTGAGCAGAGCCTTACGCTCTGCTGCTGGGATCGCCATAATTCTCCTTGACTGTCGATCCTTAGGCCAGTCCGGGAATCGGAGAGAGGGAGAGAGGCCCCTCCGACTCAACCGGACTGACTTAGGGACCGACAGGCATAAGCCTGTCGATTCCATTTCACCCTACAGTGAGTCTCCAAACCGCTCGATCAGGTCAGCGATCTGGTCGAAAGTGAGACCAGCATCGTCGTTCAGGTTGGTCAGATACGGAGCGTGATCAGTATCGCGCTCGTTGGGCATTCCGGGCAGCTCGCCGTACTGATCACTGAGTTCAGCCCAGTTGAGAATGGGGTTCTGGGGCAGGTCGTAGTTGCCGTAGTAACCGACGCGGCCAGAGTCCTCGCTCAGGTGCTCACGCTCATACTGGTGATCATCCATGTACAGCTCACAGAGCACGCCGAAGCAGCAGAACCGGTTCTCCCTGTTCAGACTGTACGCGCCCTGCTGGTACTGGCCGGAGCGCAGTGCCAGGACCCAACGGTCCTGGATGTCCTTGTTCATGTCTCTCTCCCTTGTTCAATCCCTGCTGATGCAAGGGCACGATGCACCATCAAAGGATGGTGCACCATACTCAGGCGTCAGATTTCCCCCATGACTGAAACCCAAGGGCTAGTCAGGATGTCAAACTGCTCCGGGGCAACCAGGTCGCGGACGACCAGGGCCCCAGCGGCATTCCAAGCGGCATTCCAAGCGGCATTCCAAGCGGCATTCCAAGCGGCATCCCGAGTGGCATCCCAAGCGGCATCCCAAGCGGCATCCCAAGCGGCATCCCGAGCGGCATTCCAAGCGGCATTCCGAGCGGCATTCCGAGCGGCATTCCGAGCGGCATTCCGAGCGGCATTCCAAGCGGCATCCCGAGCGGCATTCCGAGCGGCATACCCAGCGGCATACCCAGCGGCATTCCAAGCGGCATACAGTTGGTTGACCTCTTGCAAAGTGAGCATCTTGCACTTTTCGATCAGGCACACGACCGCTTCCCCATTGGGACCAAGTGCTTCCCATGCGGGTAGCTCACGAACCACGGTCAGCGTGCAGAATCCACGCTTGTTGTTCTCTTCGGAGACCGGCTCACCATCGACCTCAAATAGCCTGCACGGCCACGATCCGCCAATGAGCGTGTCCGCCTTACTAGTGGACGCGTGATAGACGTCAGGGGAGCAGCAGGGGCCGCCAGGCAGCTTGGGGAGCTGCTCACCAGTGCCGCAGATCGCGGCATAGTCAACAGTTCCCGAGTAGAAGTCTTTCCCATCGGGGCGCACTGCCTTGTAGAAGATCATATCTCTCTCCCAGTATTACCTGACGAGCTCGTCAGCACAGGTACTCACCTGTGGACGCGCCTCAATGGGCGCGTTTCGCTCTGGTCAGTTGATCAGTGATTGGTGGGCTACGGCCATAATGGCTGCGATGTAAGTTGCGGCCTCATTGCCAGTCATCTTGTCGAAACGGCCAAGCTGGCGGCGTTCTATCAGCCAATTCCTGATCTCGCCGAGTGCTTCGGTCCGTGCGGAACTCTCCAGCTGATCGAGAGCCTCGTCAATGTGGTCCATCAGAACTCCACCTCAAGAATGTCACCGGGCTGGAACGTGTACGTGGTGCCGTTGTCCAGAGTGATCCGGACATTGTGGAACATGGTGGTGCGGGTCTCGATGACCCGCAACCGTGTTCCCATCTCAAGGTCTTCCTTGCGGTGTCTGGCCTTGAAGTTCGGGTCAATGGCGATGATGTCGCCAGGACTGACCATAACGGCCTGCACTTCCTGAATCATGATCTCTCTCCCTGTCTAGCATCGAATTGTGATGCCAGGAAAGTGCTCAGCTTGTGGCTGAGCACCAACCTTGGTCACACTTCATTGACCCGCTTAGGGTCGTAGTGCTTGTCGGCGTTCTCGTAGACGTCCAGGCGGTCGAACTTGCCCGCATGACGCAGACGAGCTTGAATGAACGCCGTCTTAGGGTCCTGAGCCTCTTCCAGGTACATGTACGTACGGCCGGTCTCTTCGCCCTTGAGTTCAACCATGTAGCGGTGGAAGCACATTACTTCTCTCCTGCCTTGATCAGACGGATAAGTTCACGGATGCAGCCCTGCTGCGCCTCCATGAGATTGATGCGCTCCTCATGGGTCGTCTTGCCATGCTTGAGTGTGTACGTGATCTGTTCGATCTCGTACACCAGCTCATCACGACGCGTCAGCTTGCTCACTCGCAGTCCTCACTTTCCGTCAATCCGCCATGCTTACAGAACGTAGGTACCTTGCAGTGCCTGCATTCCCCCCTCCCATTCAGGCCAAGGGAACGCAGGATATTAACGCGCATCCTACGCTCTGTATACTCGATCGTACTGACGCGACGCTTCGCAAGGAACAGCGTGAGCCTTTTCTGATCTTCCGACGGAAGGGAGAAGTAGAAATCGGTATACCACTCGTTAAGCCTGCTCACTCGCAGTCCTCCGCGTACGGGCTTTCTTCGAAAGCCAGACCCCTCGCCTGCTGTGCAGGCGTGGAGTCGTCATAGCCCTCATGGCAGAAGCAGTCCTCGGAGCACATGTACTCTTCGTCCGTCACGTAATCGTGCTGGATCTCGTCAGACATTGCGTGCCTCCTGAATCATCGAGAGGACAGCTTCGTCTGCCTCTTCGATCAGGTCACAGTGCAAGCACAAACCCACGTCGTCGCAGTAGCAGTTACCCTCACATGCCGGACAGTTATAAAGCGTACCGGGGTTGTGAGGATAATCCACATGCTCCAATTCCATATCTCTCTCCCTTGTTACTGGCAGATGCTTACTGCGTAAGCATCGTCCGTTGGTTTCGCAGAAACCAACTGGCTGAATAGCCAAGAGGCCGCACAGCCCGAAGGCAGACGCTTACGCAGTAAGCGTCGTCCGTTGGTTTCCGTGAAACCAACAGGCTGTGCAACCGATGGTCATTCAGAGTCTTCCTCGTCGTCGTACTCGCAGCAGTAGTCGCAGGTGCAGTACAGCTCAATCACGCCATTGAGCAGCGAGATGCTCTTGGGGTCTACACCTTCGGACAACTGGATCAGCGCTTCAAGCGCTGTCGTGTTGTTCTCGGCGTAGTGGAACAGCTTGCAGGCTTCTGTGTGGGACAAGCCAAGGAAGTCTGCCCCGATCTCTTCCCAATTAACTTCATTGGGACACTTGCTGCTCCCCCAAGGGGCTATCATCATGCTGCTGATCCAATTAAATTCACTGCCCTCGGTCATATTGCCAAGACGCTGCTTCCATCCCATGCGCATTGCCGCGAAACCGGCAAGGCACAAGGTGGTGCCACAGGTGGTGTTGGCGCTGTCGATATCTTCCAGACCGAACGTCAAAGAATCAACGCCCAGCTTGGAGAAAGCTTCCAGAGTGAGATCCCGGTCTCGAAAGACCCACACACTCATGTCGAACGCCTCACGGTGCCGCTGGACATCCTGCACCAGCAGTTTGGCATTCTCGATGTTGACCATATCTCTCTCCCTTGATGGACTCATCAGTGCGGGCATAACCCGCAGACGCACGCCTTAGCGTGCGTTTCGTCCTCACACTTCCATTGTCCATGTAGCCGGAAAGCCGTTCTCTTCCAGCGACTGGACCAGTTCCTCAGCGTCATACCAGGTGTCCACCAGCAGAGAACCCGCCGGGGACTGGTCTGCATACCACCACAAGACCTTGTACATCAGTCTTCCTTCTCGACCCTGAGGTCATCGGCATCCAGGGACATCATGTCCTCAAGTTCCTCCATGGAGTCCATGGCGTCCCTGAGGTCTGCGATACCACGGACGACGGTGAAGTCGCGTCCTGCACGGTGCAATACGATCCTGAACATCAGTAGTTCTCCCGCTCTGCATCAAGCCGGGCAGCGTGAAGCTCCACCATGTAGCGGACGACGGCAAGCCATACAGTCTGACTGCCGGTCTTGTAGTGCGAGTGGAGTTCTTTAGCTACGTCTCGCGCACGGGCTGACGCCTGGTCGGAGTAGAATGCACGCGACCTGTCTAGGTAGCTCTCATCGTGCGAACGGCTCAGAAACATGGCCGCAACTATGATCCTGTTGTGCGCAATCGGGCAGTCGCTCTCAAGCGGAATGCCATCGGTGAAGACGTTGGCAGACATGGTCACACCGCCTTGTTGTAGTGGCGGACCAGCTTGATCAAACCGTCCACGCCGAAGCGCAGCGCGGTAAGGAGCGCACTAAGCGCTCCCAACATGATCAGAATTCCCATGATCTCTCTCCCTTGTAGGCTGAATAGCCAAGAGGCCGCACGGCCTACGGGCCGTGCAACCGATGGTCATTCAGATGTCACTGCCAAGCGTGCTGAGACGCTTGAACTCACGTACACTCACGTTGACAGACACCCAAGCGGTGCCCTCGCACATCCGGGCACCGAAGTGGCGGTCCCCGTCACCCAAGTAGCGGTACAGCGGATCGTAACTCTCGCAACCCTCGTTAATGAACTTGGGCGCGTGAGAGCCATTGACTCCCATCACGATCCACCCGCGACGCGGGTTGTCGTTGACATCGTTGGTGCAGTTGACTCGCACGATGTGAAGCATGATCTCTCTCCCTTATAGGCTGAATAGCCAATGGAACGCACGCTCAAGGCGTGCGCTCGATGGTCATTCAGAATTCTCTCCCATCGTCACCGCAGCGCCGTAAGCGCTGCGATCCGGAATGAGAGCAGATGATGACCAGCCATCCGGGATCAACCGGGAGAGGCGCGTACCGAACAATCGTCGTCCGTGCTTCACGGGTCGCCAGCCATCTGCTGCCCTCAAACCTATTGCTTAGGGAAAGAGAGAGATACTCCACGACCCACCAGACTCGCTGCCTACCCTGCCGTCAACGCCTGCTCAGGCGTTGTTGTGGCTGTCACCAGCGTGGTGATCGTGAAGCGCATATGTTGAGTTGTCAAGGTCCAGCTAAGCGTTCAAGCCGCCATCACACGCTGCTCTCCCGCCTGCCAGGACTCTCACTCCTGGGCCCTGCCGTTCGTTTCCGTTCAGCCTGACAATGAGAACTCTCCTCGGATCCGGCAGATCCGTCAAGGATCGCCGGGTAAAGTGTTGGCAAAGGCAGTCTGACCTGCATCGATGCGGTGATCGATCGGGAATGAATCCGGGAAGTGTGACGGCGGTCACAGGGTTGGATCGTCTGTGCAGTCGCCTGTCCGCAGTGGTCGAGGAACGGTGTAGCAGTGGGGTGCTAGCAGGTGTGGTCATGGTGCAGTGCCTGTGTGTGGATGACTACTGAACACTCGTTCAATAGTCCGCCCTGCATAACCATTCATCTGCCTGCATATGTATGCGTTCTGCTGCACATGATCGCCATATGGTTGCACATGCGCGCATACCGTGGTGTATGTGACAATGTCAATAGTTGACACACCATATGTAGCAGACTTGACTTGAACTTTGTCATGACTTGACTTGATCGTGACTACATCGTGACTGACTCGTGTCGTGCTAGCACTTGACTTCGATTGACTTGGCCGCTAGCGACCGGGGCGTTTATTAATGGCGATCGAGTTCGAGTTCGTGTCTCTCACTAATTTTCTCAGGTAGAACCATCTGGTCAGATCTCTACGGAGAGTGATGGTCCTGCTAGTCCTGGTATACACAGGGTGAAGAAAGGTAAGAGTTCTCTAAGAGACTTAGGTACTCACCAGTAACTTTGTGTCAAAAAAGGCAAAACACAGTGCTATTACCTAGTGGTACACGAGGTACGGTCCACAGGCTTACTGGTAACCAAGGGCTCACCTATGTGCAGCCCTAGAGTCCTTCCTTCATCCAATCGGAACTAGTACCGGTAGCCGCCCCAGCGGCTTACCGGATCCCCGTTCATCCGGGTGGTGAACATACTGAGGGCAGCCCCCAAGGCTGCCTCTCACGAGTCCAACCAGTGCAGTCTGGATCCCTGGGGGGATCCATCCTGGAGAGTCCTTCTGAACCCCTGATCATCCCTCCCCTCACGGGAATCATCTCCCCGGATAAGTGACCAGCCGCCTCAAGCGGCTGGGAACGTTAAGAGACAACCAGGTGTAGCAAGGATTGATCCTGTTTAAGCAGGCGCTACGAACTGTGTTGAAACTATACCGGTCACATGTTATATAAGGGTGAGAGGAAGTGATCCAGTTGGCTAAGGTCTTGAACCTGCCTGATGAACCGAAGAAGAACGTCAAGCAGAACTTGGCTGTAGCAGCTGGACGAGCAGTTGGTAACAAGGGTTCCCGTTCTGAGTCTGCTCGTAAGAAGCAGTTGATCATCGAGTATGTGAAACGTGGCTACTCTATTCAGAGGGCCATCGATGATCATCCGGAGATCGGACGTAAGGGTTACGAGTACTACCGTCGAACCGACCCCGCCTTCAAGGCGGAGGTCGATCGGATTCGGTTGGTCAAGTCGAAGCCTAGCGAGAACCTTGAAGAGAACCGTGAGATTCCCTTCGATGACTTCTGCATGAAGTACATGGATACCCAGCTGTTCAATCATCATCTCCAGTGGGTTGACCTTCTTGAGGATCGTGAACCCAGGAATCTCCACCCTGCTCAGACCTATCGTCAGGGTGAGCCTGAAGTCCTGATCATCAATACTCCACCTGAGCATGCCAAGTCCACCACCATCACGATCAACTACGTAACGTACCGGATCTGCCTTGACCCGAACGTTCGTATCATCATCGTGTCGAAGACTCAGGACATGGCCAAGCGATTCCTCCGAGCGGTCAAGGACCGTCTCGCTGGAACCAACCAGGCGTATAAGCAGCTCCAGATGGACTTCAGTCCTGAAGGTGGCTTCGATGCCAACTCGGCAGCCTGGACCGCTTCTGAGATCTATGTCAGCTCCGAGACCCGTGACTCCGGTGAGCCGTCCCCGACTGTTCGTGCGGTCGGTATCCGTGGACAGATCTATGGTGCCCGTGCCGACCTGATCATCATGGATGACTGCGTTGACATGGGTAACGCCCATGAGTACGGCAAGCAGATTGACTGGATCCAGAACGAGATCATGTCCCGATTGGCGGTTCCTGGTGGCAAGCTGCTCTTGGTTGGAACTCGTCTACAACCGGTTGATCTCTACAGTGAGATCCAGAAGCCGGAATACTACGCGGATGACGAAGAGTCTCCCTGGACTTACCTGACCCAGCCAGCGGTCCTGGAGACCGCTGACGACCCCACTGAGTGGGTTACCCTCTGGCCTAAGACCAACCGTCCACCTGTCTCCCTGGCAGCCAAGAAGCTTGTCCATGCGGATGAGAGTGGCCTGTATCCCATGTGGGATGGCGCTGCGCTCTCGCGCAAGCGCTCCAAGATGAGCCCTCGCAACTGGGCGATGGTCTACCAACAGCAACAGGTGGTCGATGATGCGATCTTCCCTGTGGAAAAAGTTGTTGGTTGTGTTGACGGTATGCGTCGCCCTGGCCCTCTTGTGGGTGGCGCTCCGGGCCACAGGCAGCATGGCATGGAGGGTACATATGTCATCGGTGGTTTCGACCCCGCGATGACTGGTAACTCCGCTGCTGTCGTGATGGCGGTGGATCGCCACACGCAGGTGCGCTGGGTGCTGGACTCCTGGACCAAGGGTCACTGTAAGCCTGACGACATCTTCGACAAGATCAAGGAGTTCACGGTCAAGTACCGCATCCAGGAATGGCGTATCGAGAAGAACGCCATGAACCTGATGGTTACACAGAACCGTGACATCCGAACCTTCCTTGCCAACCGTGGATGTCTCCTCAAGGAACACTTCACTGGCAAGAACAAGTGGGACGCCGACTTCGGCGTCGCCTCCATGAGCATGCTCTTTGATGGGCACGAGAGTGGCAAGAACCTCATTAGGCTGCCCTCGCGTTCCAACTCTGAATCGACCAAGGCCCTCATTGAGCAGTTGACAACCTGGTTCCCCGAGACCAAGTCCAAGACAGACCTTGTCATGGCATTGTGGTTCGCGGAGATCAGGGCACGAGAAATTACCGACGAGATCGACAAGTCGTTCACTCGACCTAACCCATACCGCTCTGCTCGTGATAGCGAGCGAACGGTGACCTTCGATCTTGACTACGCCGCAGCAGCGCAGTACGGAGGAGGATTCGAGTGAAGTTCAGAGACCGCGCTTCGGGCGCGCTCTCCAATGGTATGGCAACCTGGAAGTTCCTGATCGGACTGGTGCTGTTCCTTGCGGCTTCGGTCGTCTGGAATATCATCGCCCCGGCTGCTGTCAGGTATGACCCATACCCGTTCATCCTGCTCAACCTGTTCATGAGTGCTCTGGCAGCTGTTACGGCTCCCATCCTCCTCATGGCGGCCAACCGACAGGCAGCCATTGACCGGCAGACCATTGAGTCTGCCGATGAGGCCAGTGAGCAGGATCTAGCCCTTGACAGGCAAGCCCTCGATCTCATTCAGAAGATCGCTTCTAAGATGGAGATCGAATGAGCCTGCTAGGTATTGACATCGCTTGGGCTACACCTGGTGTCCCTGATATCAAGAGCACTGGAGCCCAGTGGGTCGCCCGCTACTTCAGCCAGGATCCCACCAAGGATCTCACCGCTGGCGAGGTTCAGCAGTACACCGCCGCAGGGCTTGGCATTGTCACCGTCTTCGAGACCAGCGCAGGCCGTGCCCTTCAGGGGCACCAGGCCGGAGCGATCGACGCCAGTGACGCCATTGCTGAGCGGGCAGCCGTTGGGCTGCCCCAGGATGCGGTTATCTACTTCGCAGTGGACACTGACACCACTTGGGCATCTGTGCAGGACTACTTCGATGGAGTCTGCACGATTATCCCCAAGGCTCAGGTCGGCGTCTACGGTGGCTACCAGGTGGCTGAAGGCGGACACTCTTACGGCCTGAAATATATATGGCAGACCGTTGCCTGGTCTGGCGGCCAGTGGTCCACTTGGGCCACAATCAAGCAGACTGGCGGCACTGTCCTTTCTGGCGGTGCTGATATCGACTACGCCGAGGTTCCGGACTTCGGTCAGTATCCCCGACCGGAGGACGACGTGACCCCGCAGGACAAGCAGGACATCATCAATGGCGTCAAGGCCCTGTTCCAGGACCCGACGCTTCGCGGACTCGCTGAGGCTGACAATCTCTGGTGGCTGTCTCACGCACTCCAGGGCACTGTCCCCAATGGGGCGACGCCCTCCCAGGCGTCGTCCATCATCGCCATCCACAATGAGCTTCAGAACCTGGCCAACAAGCCTGTTGCCCCGGCTGTCCCTCCGACTGCATGAGGTGACTAATGCTCTCGACTTCTGAAGTCGCATCCAAGGTCTCGAAACTCCGACTCGCAGCCCGCGCGCGAGACCAGCGACAGAAGGATGTCCGAGACATCAGGTCGAACGATGTGGACACTATCGTTCCGAGTCTGATGCCGGACTCGTTCCCTAAGCCCATCGTCGCCAATATGATCAACTCGATGGCAAAGGACTACGCCGAGCAGATCGGCGTGATGCCTAGCATCAACTGCACATCCGGGATCATCACCTCTGCCGCTTCGAAGAAGTTCAGTTCCAAGCGGACGAAGATCGCCCACTACTGGGTGATTGACTCTCATCTTCCGGCAGGCAAGCAGGTTGAGTTCGCCGACAGTTTCATCACATACGGGCTGGGTGTCTACATCGTAGAGCCTGACTTTGAGAAGAAGCAGCCTGTCATTCGGGTTGAAAACCCGATCGGCACCTATCCCGAGTTCGACGTCTTCTGCAACCTTCGATCCTTCACTAAGGTGTGGCACGAAGAGGCCATTCACTTGGTCTCGAAGTTCCCATTCATCAAGCGTCTGCTTCAGGGAAACAATGCCACCAGCGCCGATAGCGGCTGGGCATCCCGTGATGTCGAGATCGTTAAGTATCTCGACCGTGACCAGATGCTCATGTACATGCCCGAGTTCAGTGACCAGCCTCTGATCCAGATGCCGAACCCATTGGGCAAGGTCATGGTCAGCCCGGCTGTCATGCCGGGCTATGACAAAGAGATGCGCGGCATGTTCGATGACGCGATCTGGCCGCAGTTGGCCAAGGGCCGTATGGCCCTGCTCGGTCTCGAAGGTGTGGAGAAGTCGGTACGCGCTGCACTTGCGGTGCCGCGCGATGTTCAGAAGATCACCTTTGGTGACGACGCTGTCATCCGTACTGACAACCCGGACAAGATCCGGTACATCGCACCTGATATGCCGCAGTATGCCATGCAAGAGGGACAGCTCCTTGAGCAGGAGGTCATGAAGTCCACGCGCTACAACGAAGCGCGTAGTGGGCAGATTGACGCTTCCATCATTACGGGCAAGGGCGTCCAGGCCCTCATGGGCAACTTCTCCTCAGTGGTCACCACCGCACAACAGGTTGTCTCTGAAGCCTTGCGCGTGGCCATTGAGATGGCGTTCGAGATGGATGAGAAACTCTGGCCTGACGAGCAGAAGACGATTCGGGGGATGGTCAATGGCACCCCGTTCGAAGAGTCGTATATCCCACGCAAGGATATCAAGGGCGTCTACACCGTCGATGTCACTTACGGCTTTGCGGCTGGCCAAGATCCGGCACGTGCAATCGTTGCCCTCTTGCAGCTGCGAGGAGACCAGTTGGTGTCGCGTGACTTCGTCCAGCGCCAGCTCCCGATGGATATCGACATTGTGCAGTTGCAGACCCAGATCGACAACGAGCAGCTGACCGACGCACTCAAGCAGGGCGTGATGGCTTACGTCCAGCAGCTTGGGGCAATCGCCGCTCAGGGCGGCGATGTGGAGAACATCCTCACTGAGGTAGCGGACATCATCAAGAAGCGTGAGAAAGGCGCGCCACTTCACGAAGCGGTTCTTGAAGCGTTCACACCTAAGACTCCACCGGGCCAGCAGGGTATGCCTGCCGGGCCAGGAGGCGGTGGAGGTGGACCGGGTGGTCCTCCTGGACCTGGTGGCCCACTCGGAGCGGTAATGGGTACTCCTCAGGGCGTAGCCCCTGGCCAGCAGGGCATGGCTCCTGGTGGTCGTCCTAGTCTGATGGAACTCCTTGCAGGCATGTCCGGTAACAAGGCGAACATGGGGGCGACCATTCAGAGGCGCCTTCCGATGGGATAAGACATGAGTGTCGACTACACCGCCAAGAAGGCCGCTGGGCATTGCCTCAAGTGTCTCGTTGGCGAGCTTCACCAGTTCCAGGAGGACGCAGAAGGCGTCCTTCGCTGCGGTCGCTGCGGCGAACTGCATGAGCCTGCCGCCAAGAAGACGGCAGCCACCACAAGGAAGGTTGCCGAGTAATGGCATTCGAAAAGAGTTCCGCTGGCAGCGCCGCTTCTGGTGGCGCTGTTGGCGCAGATGGTCAGTACAGTGAGCCGGGCCTGACCGACGGCTGGTTCCCCGAGCACCCGAAGACGGGTGACTGGGAGACCCTGAAGGGTCGCATGCTTGAGCCTCCGGAGTTTGATGCGATCTACTCCGACAGTGCCCACGCTGGCGTTGCTCGCGGCAACGCCGAGAACACCGGCACTGCCCCGAACGAGACCATCGAGGTCAATACCCCGCTCACCATGGGTGGCGGAACCTTCGCTCGCTAAGGAGTGACATGGAAGACGAAGTTGAGTTCCAGGTGATCCAGCTCAAGCCTCACCGCTACAACAAGTGGCACGTTCTTGGCCTTGGGCTCAACTTCGTCTCCGACACCCTTGAGGGGTTGTCGGGCTGGGCGGGGACGATGTCCATCTTCGTGGCTCAGCACGCCATGCAGAAGGAAGAGGACAGGAAGTTCCTGGAGGTTATCAGTGGCAGCTAACCAGGTTTCTGGACCTGGCCCTCAGTCGAAGAGGACTGATATCGGTGACGTTCAGAAAACTCGTGATCTTCCTAATGCGGACTATGGGGAGCAGCAGGCTTACCAGGCTCAACAATCGGGTGCTCCACTGGCAGCCGACCAGGGTGGTCAGGCGAACCTTCAGGCGTTGATGCATCAGCAGAACGTGCAGAACGTCGTTCCGCTGAATGCTCCAACCCAGCGACCTGGAGAGCCAGTAACTTCCGGCGCGGCCACAGGGCCGGGGCCGGGAATGGAAGCACTCAACCTCCCCAACCAGCAGCAGCAGGATGTTCAGGGACTCCAGGCACATCTACCCGTATACGAGTTCCTGGCCAACCAGCCGAATGCCAGTTGGGCCGCACGCAACCTTGTCCGAACGATTAAGGCGGCAGGCAGTGGACCAACCTCAGCCTGAGTACATCTATCCTGGCCAGTGGATGGACGAATTGGGATCAGCTTCGCTGGTCGCCTCGCAGGCTCCCCGCGTGGCCACTGACATGTACTACGGCATCCCCAACAGGGATGCCTTCAACTCGATTGCGGGAAACCTCTTCGGGAGCCAGACCAATCCTTATCAGGGGTGATCAATGACTACGCCGGGTTTGCCGCAGCCGGGTCAGCCGAGCCTTGAGCAGCAGCAGTACGTAGCTGGCCAGAACATGCAGCAAGCCCAGCTGGCTCAGCAGCAGGCGCAGATTCAGTCCCAGATCGACCCCTCGAATCCTCAGAACGCACAGCGGCAGCTTGCCGCAGCCGCCAAGTTCGTTCAGACCCAGGCTGCCTACAACACTTCGCAGAGTGCTGGCAACTCCGGCATCTCCTCCCTGATCCCTGACTGGATCAAGACTCCCGCTGAGTGGGTGGGGGCTAAGGCTTACTGGGTCTACTCAAACGTCATCAGTCGTCCCATCACGACTGCCATGCTCACCGCTGATGTTGCCTCCTCTAAGAACGAGGGGCTCATTTCCAACGGTGGTCTGTTCGACTCCGGCGTCTGGAGTCAGGCATACCGTGACGCTGGCCATGTCTCCCCCGGTCAGGTTCTCTACCAGGACTTCCTGGCCCCGTCTGGTACTGGTGGTCAGCTCACTCCGGTAGTGCAGGGACAGAAGGGCAAGACTGTCGACTCCCTGCTCTGGGATCACCCGGATCAGGTGCACCAGGAGTTCAGTCATGGTGCGGCACAGTGGATCTCTGGCACGACTGACGCTGCCGTCTCCTGGTATGCAGACCCGATGGCAATCGGTGGCAAGGCCATCAAGGATCTGAAGGTTGCCAGCTACATCCGCCCGGCTGAAACCATTGAGAAGCCGACGGCTATCACTGCCGCTCGCAATGCCTTCTCCAATGTTCTGGACAACAAGGGCTTCGGTCGTACCGCAGACTTCATCAAGTCTGGTGATACGGTCAAGAGCAATGTAGCCAACCTGGTTTCCAGTGGTGCATTCACCAAGTTCGGTGACTACATCTGGGAACAGAAGAATCTCCTCAGTGGTACTGCCGACAATGCCGAAGAGGCTGAGGCCGCCACTGCGGCCAATGCCGCCAAGGGCCCTGAGTATGTTGAACCCCCGGCCAAGCCTGCCGCTCAGGCGGCAGCTGCCAATGGTGAGATTCCCAGTGCCGCTGCTGGCCAGACTGCTGAAGGTGTCGACACCACACTGAAGGGAAATACCTTCGGTGCCTGGGTGGCTCGTCAGCCGTGGACCCAGAAGGGTGCGGGTGCTGATGCGCTGGCACGCCTGCTTGGGCAGGCGACCACGCGCGATGATGTGGATCAGATCCTTCGTGTCGGTGTTGGTGACCAGGCCGCCACTCGCTCTCTGGACATCAAGAACGCCGCACTGCGAGCGCAGGCGAACGACATCATTGCCAAGCAGGATCAGCTGTACACCAGCATGCCGAACCCTGGCAACTTCAATCCTGTTCGTGCGATCTCCGCAAAGAACCAGCTTCAGCGCCTGGCAGCTCAGTTGGACGACATCAACAACCAGAGCCAGAAGATCAATGACACCCTAGAGGTGGCTGGTCATCTGCGCAATGGGATCTACTTCAACCCGTACACCACTCCACTGTTGAACCGCCTGGGTGAAGCTGCTCGTACGGTTCAGAATCGCAAGGTGTTCGGTCAGGGTCTTGGGGCCCTGGGCATGGCTGGCACGGTAGCGCACAACCTGTTCTACTCGACTCCGGTCAGGATCTTCGGTGGGGATGCCCTCACCGCTGTCCGTCCGAATGGTTACATCCAGTTGCACGATCCCAACTCCTTTAGGGAGTTGGATGCTGAGATGGCAGCCTCAAAGGTGTTCACTCAGCAGGAGCGTGACCAGTATGTCACTCGGTATCTGAACACTCCGACTGAACTGAAGTCCGGGGTATTGAAGGGTATCGAGTCGGACATGCTTGGTCGTCAGGCTGCCAACTACGGCATGAATCCTGACCAGGCCAAGGCCCTGTATTCGTCCTTCGACAACCTTCGTGGTGCGATCAAGGACGGCCAGAGCTATGGCTCTGGCGTCTCTTTCACTGGCCCCAATGGTGAGCAGATCCCGATCGACCGCTACGAGGGGCATGAGGCAGTCGGAGCACATCCGGTCCTCCTGTCCCAGCTGGCCAACACGCACATCTTCATGGACAGCGGCAAGATGAACCAGATCCTGAAGTACAACAGCCGGGCCTTTAAGGCCCTGCTGGGTGATGGTCATGATCTTGGTGAAGCTGCTGATCTCGCTACCACGATCCGCAACACGACCGACACAAGCAAGACTGGTGTCAACATCGGGTATGCAATCAACCGTACGATCAATGGATATGAGGCCGTCCGCAACGTCATGAACACGTTGTGGAAGTTCAACACTCTGTTGAGGTTCGGGTACGGTCCTCGTGCTATCTCGGATGACCTGCTCTCGCAGGTTGCCAAGTTCGGTGCCTGGAGTGTTACGTCTCGGGCCGCCACTGGTCTTGCTGGTCAGGCGCTGCGCCGTAGCGCAGCACTGCCGTGGTATGACGACAGCCTATACCAGGCAACCAAGATTAGCTCCGAAGGTGCCATTGCTGGCAAGCAAATGGAGATCGAGCAGCACCAGGCCGATCTTCAGAACATTCAGCGCAGCATTGCCAAGACCCCGGCCGATGTGAAGACTCGGGCATTCAATGCCCAGCTGAAGCAGTCGCAGATCGAGTACGCGCAAGAGCAGATGGACGCGTTGAAGAACGCCCATGCCCGCCTGCTGTCCAACCGTGCGAAGATCGGCGACAGGCCGATCATGCTGTCGAACGGTCAGGTTGTCGATGCTCCCTTCGAGGGCACCGAAGGCCAGATGTTCAAGGACTTGAACGCTGGTCGGAAGACCTACGACAATGCTATGGGCGTCACGGCCAACGGTCTACTGACTCACATGCGTGCTCAGGACTGGACGCTGTACTCCCATGGCGACAAGAACCACCTGTCAGCCTGGGCTCAGGCAGTCACCAGGCAGCTGGCCAATGACCCCGCCGCAGTCCATGCCATGAACGGAAAGGCTCCGGACTGGATCGCCA